TAATATAAAAACTATCAGTGACGAAATAATATATCATCCAGTTACTTACAAAATTTTATTTGGAAGAACAGCACCGAGTAGATTGCAGGCTATATTTAAGGTGGTAAAAAATTCAAACAAAAGTATTAACGACAACGATTTAAAAGTAAGAATAATTTCTTCTATTAATGAATTTTTTGATATTAATAATTGGGATTTTGGCGACACATTTTATCTATCAGAATTAATAACATATGTGACAAACGCCACAGCTCCTGATATCAGTAATATGGTTATAGTCCCTAAGCAAGAAGATCAAGTTTTTGGTAGTTTGTTTGAGATAAAAAGTAGGTCAGATGAAATTTTTATCAGCGGGGCTACTGTCGATGATATAGAAATAGTTTCTGCAATTATAGCATCAGAGATAAAGGCCAACGCCAAAAATATTATTTCAAGCACATAGATATGGAAAATAAAAAATTCCCCGAAAGTCAATTACCTATTAGAAAAACTTCCGAATTACTGCCGCAGGTTTTTCAAACAGCCGCCAACAAAAAATTCCTAGCAGCTACCCTCGATCCGCTAGTACAGCCGGGTGTTCTGCAAAAAACCGTAGGATACATCGGAAGAAGATACGGTAAAACATTTAATGGTAATGATGTTTATCTTGATTCAGATCAAACTCTACGTAGTCGATATCAGTTAGAACCTGGGGTAGTAATAGAACAAGAAAACAAAGATACAAAATTTTATGACTATTTAGATTTTAAAAACATTTTAAGATTTTTTGGAAATACCGAAGAAGACGACAAGTTAGTAACTAATCAAGAACATTACAGTTGGGATCCTCCGATCACTTGGGATAAGTTTGTTAATTTTAGAGAATATTATTGGGTACCTGAAGGCCCCCCGCCGATAACTATCACTGGCCAATCACAGGTAATTGAAAGTACCTATAGAGTAAAATTAGGAGTTACTGATAGCTATATTTTGTTTCCTGATGGACTGACTAATAATCCGACGTTGACATTATATAGAGGACAAAAATATAAATTTATAATCAATGCTCCGAAGAATGGATTTACAATACGAACATCGTATGATGCCGGTAGTTTGCGATATAACCCGGATCTGGCATATTCTAAAGGATCTTTAGTCTTGTTCGATGACAAATTATGGAGAGCTCTTAATAACATTCCCCAAGGTGATGGAAGTACTATAGATGAAAATAGTCAAGATTGGGAATATGTAGAACCTGCGTCTGTCTCTACCTCTTTAGATTACAATCGCGGAGTGACTAATAACGGCATAGAAAGCGGCACATTAACATTTGTAATACCGTTTGATGCTCCTGATGTGTTATATTATCAAAGCGATACTAACCCAAATAGATTAGGTAGATTTATTATTGGCGACATTGGTTCTAATACACGATTAGATGTAGAAAAAGAAATATTAGGTAAATCTCAGTATACCAGTAGTAATGGAATCACTTTTTCAAACGGAATGGTAATTAGATTTTCCGGTTTAACGGTTCCTCAAAAATACAACTCAGACGAATCATGGGTAGTAGAAGGTGTTGGCGAAAATATCACGCTGACGAAATTTTCCGATTTAATTATTTCTAGCGGATTAAATGCAGAAGTGCCCGAGGTATTGTTCGACAATGCAGGATTTGATACAGAACCATTCGACGATGCTGCTTTTTATGCCGGCAAGAAAGATTATATTGTTATTAATCGTAGTAGCAATGATTCGAATCCTTGGTCTAGATATAACAGATGGTTCCATCGATCGGTTCTTGATCAAGCATATAAATTAGCAGGGTCAGAGTTTGATTCTAACGAAACTAATCGAGCGAAAAGACCGATCATCGAGTTTAAATCAAATATTAAATTATTTAATCATGGCGAAAAAGCAAAACTTTCCGTAGATTATATAGACGATTTTACCACTGATGTTTTCAGTAAGATCGAAGGCAGTAAAGGATATATCGTAGACGGAGAAGAATTATTTCAAGGTGCAAGGATATTAGTAACCGCTGATACTGATAGTTTAGCTAATAATAAAATATACCAGGTTAACTTCATAATACATAATGGAAATCGACAGATAAATTTAAGACCGACCGACGATTCCGATTCGTTGTTAGGGGAATGTGTTCTGGTAAAAAGAGGTGCTGCAAATAAGAGATTAATGTATCATTATGACGGAACACAGTGGATAAAAAGTCAGATTAAACAATCAGTTAATCAATCTCCTAGATTTGAAGTTTTTGATGAGGCAGGAATTAGTTTCTCAGACGTCGACAATTATCCAGTTTCCTCTTTTACCGGAACTGAAATTGTTAGCTATAAATTAGGAACAGGAATAGTAGATAGTGAATTAGGATTTTCACTAAGTTATCTTAACATAGGCAATGTAGGAGATATTCAATACGAATTTGATTGGGAGATTGATTCTTTTTTCTACCAGATAAATCAGGTCACTTTTCAGAAATATATAAGAACAGGATTTTACAAGAACACTGTTGATGGTTCTTATAGGAACAGTTGGACAGTCACCGATTCTTCGTTTGTACAGCCTATTATCGATAGTAAGATTATCAGCGAGACAACGAATAGTGTTGATTTTAATACGGTAGATTGGAATAAGTTTGATAATGAACCTAATACAGACGTAGCGATCTACTTAAATGGAAACCGATATAATGGAAATGTTATCAGAACAAAATCTAAATTTGTTTTTGAAAATATGCTATCGATCGGCGATACAATTACGATAAAATTATTTTGTAATACATTACCAGATTTAGGATTTTACGAAATCCCTATAGGATTAGAACGCAATCCTCTTAATGATACTTTGAAAAATTTTACTTATGGTGTAGCAGTAGATCATATTATGTCGGCTTTAGAATTTAATGAATCGTTAATAGGACCAACTGTTGGAGTTAATAATTTAAGAGATATAGCAGATTATATTCAATATTCAACAAAAATTCTTAAACATGCGGGAATACCTGCACTGCCTATTTCTTTACTATGCGATAAGCAAATTAATTTAATTAAATCGATAGATTACGCTAAGAAAAAATATACAGAATTTAAAAGTGCTTTTTTAGATTTTTCAACAAGAATAGTTTACAATGAAAATATTTCCGAACTCTGCGATCAGGTGCTAACTGAATTAACAAGAACAAAAACGTCGAAAGATCCGTTTGCCGACAGCGATATGCTAGGTACCGGAGCATATAATGATATTATCTATCGAGTAGAAGATGTCGGAATTACTACTTTTGCGTTATCTGAAAAGTTTGATCTAACTTCTGACAGCAGAAAAGCGGTCTATGTTTATCTTAATAATTCTCAGCTAGTAGCCGATCGAGATTACGAGTTTGATTCTGTATTTGGATTTTTAAAGATATTAATAGAATTGCAAGAAAATGATTTAATAACTATTAGAGAATACAATTCTACAGCGTCCTGTTTTGTCCCACCCACGCCAACTAAACTAGGATTATATAAAAAATATCTCCCGCAGAAATTTTTAGATGATACCTATGTCGAACCTAAGTTAGTTATTCAAGGTCACGATGGCAGTATTAGTGTTGCCTATAATGATTTTAGAGACGATCTTCTTTTAGAATTAGAATTTAGGATTTATAATAATATAAAAAGGCAGTACAATGAAAAAATATTCAATATTGATAATATTTTAGGTGGTTATTACGGTATCGGAGAATACAGCAAAGACAAAGTTGATGTTATTCTTAATAGACAGTTTTTACAATGGGTCGCTGATACAAATATAGACTATGTTAATAATATATATTTCGATAGCGAAAATAGTTTTACCTACACTTATTCTAATATGACTGATCGCAGTCAATCTGTAAATCTTCCCGGGTATTGGAGAGGAGTTTACAGATGGTTCTATGACACAGACCGCCCTCATCGATGCCCTTGGGAAATGTTAGGATTTTCAGAACAACCTGCATGGTGGGAAGATGAATATGGTCCAGCACCATATACCAGTGGTAATCTTTTATTATGGGAAGATCTAAGAGATGGAATAATACGTCAAGGCTCTAGAGCAGGAGTCTATGATCGATATAAAAGATCTTCGATCTTAAGTCATATACCTGTTGATGGAGACGGAAATTTATTGAGTCCTCTAGATTCAAATCTAGCAGGAAATTTTTCTTTGATTAATAATCAAGGAGATTTTAAGTTAGGCGATTGTGCTCCAGTAGAATATGCATGGAAATCTAGTTCAGAATATCCGTTTGCTTTAATGACAGTGTTTTCACTATTGAAACCGTTTGAGTTTGTCGGCGATAATTTTACATTGTCATCTACCGAGAACAATATCTTAAATCAGACTATTAATTCAAAAACAAAATATTTTTATACCATTCGTGATATCGAAATTCCTATTGCCGGTGAAATCTTTGGTTCTGGATTAATCAAATATGTAATGGATTATCTAAAAAGTTTTAATTTAAGTAACATAGATTTACAGAATTTTTTAAATGGTATAGATGTAAGACTTTCAACGAGACTTTCGGGCTTTGTTGATCCCGAAAATCAGAAATACGTCCTAGACAGCAAAAATCCTCAAAGTACATCCGGCAGTATATTTGTTCCTGCAGAAAATTATGATATTATTTTTAATATTAGTAGTCCTGCAAGCACGATTTCTTATAGCGGTATTATTGTAGAAAAGACTGATAGAGGATTTAAAATCTATGGATACGATAAATTAAATCCATATTTTAATTATAATAAAGCCATACCTTCTCAAACAGATTCTTTAATTAATGTAGGTGGTATCAGTGAAAGTTTCATAGATTGGGCCGGAGAAAAATTTTATGGAAACGGTGTAATTATTAGATATAATAATGAATTTTATCGAACGCTCCAAAGTTTCACTTCCGGAAGTACGTTTACTCTTGATAATCTCAAGAAATTACCATCACTGCCAGTAATACAAGGTGTTAATGCATTATATAGAAGAAATTTTGATACGCTTCGAGTTTCAAATTTAATTTATGGAACCATACTTTCTAGTGTACAAGATGTAGTTGATTTCTTTCTCGGATATCAAAAATATCTACAATCTTTAGGATATGTGTTTGACGCATATAATTCAGAATTAGGAGTGTCGATTGATTTTTTCACATCGGCTAAAGAATTTATGTTCTGGACTAGACACAATTGGCAGGTAGGTTCACTAATCTCTCTAAGCCCGTTGTCTACTAAAATCAAACTGTCAACTAGAATCGGTGTTGTTGATAATTTGTTAGATAATTTTTACCAGTATTCTGTCTTAAAAAGTGACGGTAATGTTCTTGATCCGTCGGTTATAGAAGTTGTAAGAGATTTTCAAGAATTTACATTATCAACAAAAAACACTAACGATGGAATTTATTTCTTTTCGGCACACACAGTCTTAAAAGAAAATGTGACAATTTTTGACGATCGTACGGTTTTTAATGATGTAATTTATGATAAAACCACCGGATATAGACAGGAAAGGATGAAAAGCAGAGGATTCCGTACCACCGATTGGGACGGTGATTATACCAGCCCGGGATTTATGTTCGACAGCGTAAATATCACAGTTTGGGAACCTTACACTGATTATAAATTAGGTGACATAGTTTCATACAAAAGTTTTTATTGGACAAGTTTAATTAATCAAGCTGGCTCCGAAGAATTTATTAATGAAAATTGGTCAAAATTAGATTCTGTTCCTTCTAAAAAATTAGTAACAAATTTTGATTATAGAATTAATCAGATAGAAGATTATTATGATTTGGATTCGGAAGGATTGGGAAATTCTCAGAGAGATTTAGCTAGACATTTAGTTGGTTATCAGAAACGAGAATATCTATCAAATCTAGCAGAGGATGAAATAATACAATATAAGTTGTATCAAGGCTTTATCAGAGAAAAGGGAACAGCAAATGCAGTTAAAAAGATTTTTGATAAAACCAGTGGCGTCGAAGATGACAGTTTAGTTTTAAAAGAAGAATGGGCATTATTATTATCTAGATATGGTGGCGTAGATCAAAAGATCGAAGTCGAATTTAATATTACTCGAAATAAATTAAAGACAAATCCTCAGCCGGTAATTTTTACAGTTTCAGAAACATCGGGGCCTATTTTAGATCAGTTTGTAAGAATTCCTCAGGCGGATTTTACAATTAGTAAAATTCCATTTACTACCAATATCAATCCTGTTCAATATTTTAATGACAATAACAGATCTGCAGGATTTGTGAAACTGGATCAAGTAGAATTTATTGTAGCCAATGTCGATGAATTAATATCACTAGATATTAATCAAATTAGAGAAAATAATCATATATGGATCACGTTTTTATCAGAAATTTCGTGGACAGTTTGGAGATTTAACAAATCTCCAATATTAACTATCAGCAGTATAATAAAAGAAGGGTCTCGAGTTATCATAGATTTTGGTAGACCGCATACATTCTCTATTGGGGATGTAATAGGTATTAAAGAAATTCCCAATCTAACCGGTTTCCATCAGATCATAGAAATAGGACAGCGCATTGTAGTGATCGAAACTACATCGACACAACCTATAGAATTTGATGGCAGTACTATAAACTATATCTATGAATTTACAGTCGCCAAATATTCAAAATACCAAGATCTTAATTTAGAAAAATCAGCAGGCCTAAAATCTGGTTCTAAGTTATGGATAGAACAAAATGAAAATCAAAGATGGGAAGTAGTTGAAAAAAATAAAATATATTCTTCCAAAGGATTGATGGATTACGGAACAGTTAATCCTAGAGAAACAGGATATCGAGTTCTTTACAGCGAGATCCTCGGCCAGTCTATTGTTAGTTTACCTCATTCTAATCAGGTCTTAATTTATAGAGAATCATCAGAATTTCTATCTTTCTATGCCAATATAAATCTCCCAACGTACCTAGAAAATTCTATGAATTTTTCATTAGGCAAAGGTATGGCAATTAGCTCAGACGGTAGATGGCTATTGATAGGAGCTCCTAATGCTAGTGGAATTAGATCTAAATTTATGGGAGAATATGACCCTAATGGACAGTATTTTCTAGGCGAAATAACAAGATATGCCAATCGGTTATGGGCGGCCACTGATGATATGTTTGGTGACGGTAGTACCGTTGACGTTTATACAGATAGATGGGATCCTGTTGAAATCATAGAAGCAACGCCTATCGGTAGATCTATGGGATACAGCAATCAAGGCTGCGTATTGATTTATGAATGGGCAAATCAACAATGGAATTATACTACTACAATTTTAAGCCCTGCGGCAGACATAAATGAAAATTTCGGCCATGATATTAGCATAGGTAAAGCCGGAAAAAATTATTATGTGTCGGTAGCTGCTCCAGGCTCTTTAGAAAATCGTGGTCGAGTATACTTGTACAAGTATGAAAACAATGCTTGGAAAAATTTGCTAGATACCCGATATTCTGGAATTTATAAATCTGCAACATTTTATCCAGCAGGATCTATTGTATGGTATGAAAATAAGTTATTCCAAGCGAAAATAGATGTAATCGGTGACGGTAGCACCATAGGATTAACGGAAGTGGTCAGCAACGAGTGGATACAAATTGATCCAGTAAGCACAGAGTCGTCATTGCCTAAAAATATTTTCTTAGATGATGACGGATCTACCCTAGCATCATCTATGCTCAGCAATGACGAGTTAGCTGAGTTAACTAAGAACGGAGATCAGTTTGGTTATTCGGTAGCTATGAACTTTGATGGAAGTTTATTGTTTGTTTCTTCGATTTACAGTGACGGTCAATTTTTTGCAAATTACAAAGGTGATTGGCGAATAGAAGTAATTTACAAAGAAGGTGATGTAGTTAGAAATAACGGCGGATATTTTAAATTGACCGACCCTAGATTTAACGTCGAGGATAGCACAGTAGTTTACACCAGTCAAAATGAAGACCCGGTTAGCGAACCCTGGATTTCAGTAGGCGATAGCACCGATACTCCTACAGGAAAAGTTTTTGTTTATAAAAGAGATGCTGTGGATAGGTATCAATTAGTGCAGACTATTACAGCTGGCAATTTAAATGATTTAAATGATACTACGGAGACATTTATTTCGTCTGGCGATCTTTTTGGTTATGATCTCGATATTGATTATAGCGGAACAACATTAGTTGTTAGCAGCCCTGAAGCTGATGTTAATCTTATTAGCCAAGGATCGGTGTATGTTTTTAAAAATGATAACTTATACAACACGGAATTTAGATTAAAGCAAAAATTAATTAGTTACGAAAATAATGTAAACTTATTTTTTGGAAGTAGTATAGCAATAACTCCATCTACAGAAAAAATTGTAGTAGGAGCTCGAAATGCCCCTTTCAAAATATTTGCCAGGTTCGACGGCGATTTAGGAACAACGTTTGACGATGGAACTACTATTTTTTCTACCAATCAAGGATATCCGGGACAGGTGTACGTTTATCAGAAAACTGATAGTGTTTACATATTGTCTGAAAAGTTAGAATCAGATGATCTTACCAGCTTTGAATCTTTCGGATTCAGTGTCGATGCTACAGCATCTAGAATATTGGTAGGCTCTCCTTATTTTCAAACCCAGAATGAATATAAAGGAATTGTAAGATTATTTGTTTCAAATCCAAATATACAATCCTGGAATGTTATTGGTGTAGAAGATAAACTTGTTGATATAGCTTTAATTGATGGAATATTTGTGATCGATGACATATTAGATGAAAAATTATCTAATCTTGATGTAGTTGATCATTTTAAAAATAAAATTATAGGTATAGCAGAACAAGAAATAAATTACAAACTAATGTATGATCCTGCGATTTATACATTAGGTGACGATAGTGTTGTGGTAGATAGCTCCCAAAATTGGAAAGATAAGCATATAGGTGAAGTTTGGTGGGATCTACGGACTGTAAAATGGATTGAATACGAACAAGGAGATACTTCTTACAGAAGTGGTAATTGGAACAAGCTAGCCTATGGCGCGATAGTTGATGTATATGAATGGGTAGAATCTAGGTATCTACCATCGGAGTGGAACACTTTAGCAGATACTTCTGAGGGGCTAGCAGAAAATATATCTGGTCAAACTTTATATGGAGACGAAATTTATTCCTTTAAAGAAAATTATAATATATTAAACGGTGAAATAACTGAAATTTTTTACTATTATTGGGTGAAAAATAAAAAAACTATTCCAAACGTTAAATTTAGAAGAAGATCAGTTTTTGATGTTGCTAGATTAATAGAAACTCCTCAATCGGGCGGAATCCCGTTAGTGGCAATGATATCTGCTGATCAAATGTTGCTGTTTAATTTTGATAGTTTATTAAAAGGAAATCAAAGTTTAATAAATGTCAAGTATAAAAAATCTGTCGAGTATTCGACACCTATACATCGCGAATATCAGTTGTTGACAGAAGGTCAGGCCGACAGTTTACCGACTAACCAAATAGAAAGAAAATGGATCGATAGCCTGATAGGTTTTGATGAACAAGGAAATAATGTTCCGGAATCTGATTTACCAGTTAAGCAGAGATACGGAATTAGTTTTAGACCGAGGCAGAGTATGTTTGTTGATAGAACAAAAATACTTAAAATCATTATCGATAATATCAATAACATATTGACACAGCGTCCATTTGCAGATTCATTGGATTTAAAAAATTTAAATTCTGTAGATCCTTTACCTAGCGAGGATTTAAATGAATATGATATAGCAGTTGATAGTTTTATAGATCTTTCTCAGGTCGGTACAGCTAGAGTTAGACAGGCAAGGCTAGTTCCAAATATCGTCGACGGCGAAATAGAGTCCATTACAATTCAAGACACAGGGTTCGGATATAGAAATGCTCCTAGAATATTCATTGAAGGCACGGGCATTGGAGCAACTGCTGAAATTACAATAGACGGTCAGGGCAGGATAAATTCTGCTAGAGTATTGACTAGAGGCAAAAAATATACGTCGGCTGTGATATTAGTTCGACAGTTTTCAGTACTAGTAAGAAATGATCAGACAGCCAATAATTTTTGGAGCATTTATAGTTGGGATCAGCAAAGATTTAATTTTTATAGAAGCAGATCTCAAGGATTTAATACCACAATATATTGGGATTATAAAGATTGGTGGAAATCAGGTTATGGTATTTCGTCAAGAATTAATGTAGAAATTAAAAATTATTACTTAGAGCCAACTTTATTTGACCTAATCGAAGGTGATTTAGTCAAAGTTACTGAATTTGGTAATGGTGGTTGGGCAGTGCTTGAGAAATCTCGAGACGGCCTAGGTGATATTGACGGAAAGTACAATCTTGTAGGAAGGCAGCGCGGTACATTATTTTTAAAAGATTCTTTATATAATAAGAAAACTACTCCGTTAGGATTTGATAATGTTGGTAGTTTCGATTCTGCGCTGTATGATTTACAACCGATTCAAGAATTAAGAAATATATTTAAAGCCGTGAAGGAAGATATATTCATCGAAGATCTCTCAGCCGAATGGAATAAATTATTTTTTCTAAGTTTGAAATACATACTATCAGAACAGGAATACGTTGATTGGTTGTTTAAGACCAGTTTTCTTGGCGCAGTACACAATATCGGTGAGCTAGAACAAAAATTATCGTATAAAAATGATAATCTAGAAAGTTACAAACTGTATTTAGACGAAGTAAAACCATATCGAACCACTATAAGAGAATTTACTAGTAGATATACTACATTAGATAATAATCTCTCGACAGTCGCTGACTTTGACCTCCCCCCAACATACTCAGAAGTCGATGGTACAGTATTGCCAATTAATCGATATTTCGATAAAACTGATCAATATCCCTGGAAATGGTGGAAGGATAATCAGGGATTTGGTATAGCAGAGATACTGGTTGCAAATCGAGGCAGTGGATACATAAATGTTCCTAAAGTAATTATCGAAGGTAATGGACAAGAAGCTGCTGCTCGAGCATACATTTCTAATGGGCGAGTCACAAGAATTTTAGTTACGAATTCGGGTTACGGTTATACTAAAACTCCAACAATAACATTAGTCGGAGGAAACGGTTCGTCTACTGATACCGCTGTTGCGGCAGCGGTGTTAGGAGATTCGTTGGTTAGAGCATTCGAAATTAAATTGAAATTTGATAGAATTTCTAAACTTCCAATTTATAATAATTTTTCTCAAACACAGACGTTCATAGCTACAGGAAACACGTCAGTGTTTAATCTCAATTATGCCTCTACTATAGATAAAAGTAAGATCACTGTTCTTAGGAACGGCCAAATAATATTAAACAACGAATATGACATTTCTCTTTTTACGATAGAAACAGATCCTTATCAAATTTTGAGAGGACGATTAACATTTGTAACAACTCCAACTATCGGAGATACTATTACAATAACTTATGAAAAGAATGACGAATTGTTAGACAGTGTATCGAGGATAGACAAATATTATAACCCAACTAGTGGCATGAAAGGCAATGAACTAAATCAACTAATGACCGGAATAGATTTTGGAGGTGTGCAGATACAAGGGACCACATTTGATATTACCGGAGGCTGGGATGCATTACCATGGTTCACTGAAGGTTGGGACAGTGTCGAGTCTAACAGTGATTTTTATGTGGTTGCTGACGGTAGTACCAATGTTATTACCTTGCCTTATGTTCCTGAACCGGGACAACTAGTAACAATCTATATAAAAAGAAATTATATATCACCATTTATTGGATTGAGTCGAGATTCTACCTTTGAACAACGTATAAATGATCTACAGTTTAACGAAATAGAACAAGAACCAAGATCGATTCGTATTGACGATCCTTACTATGATATGTATGACGGATCTACCGTCATGCCGAACGGAAGAAAAACACCTCCAGAAGGCACAGTAATGCCTACTTTTATCGGTGACGGATCAACAGTTGTTATTGACTTTGCCGATCCGGTGACCGATACACCTTATATTACTACCAATGCAGGCGACACTTTAATTTTTAGACTTGTCGACAGCGACGGTTCATTAACAATAAACGATGTGAATCTAGTCGATACATTGATATCGGGCGGGTCTTTGAATACCGCAGCAGGAGCATATGTAACCGCTAATGGAATGCTAGCAGAAGAGATTTCTATAGACGGAGATAAATTTATTACTCCGGATCAAGTGCCTTCTCCTGAAGAAAATATTCCAGGCCAAGTTCTTGATAGTCTTAGTGTAAAAGTTTTCAACACCACTAAAACCGGAGCGGCCCCTTTACAAACTAAAATATATTTTGGTGATGGGTTGACTAAAATATTTGATATTGATTTAGAAATTTTACAAGTAAATTCATTAACAGTATACGTTAATAAAGATAAGAAGTTACACGATATTGATTATCGAATAAATTTTGAAGACAATACTATAATTTTTAATACAGCACCAACAGTCGGCGATTTTATAGAAATTATTTCTATTGGACTAGGTGGTGTAGAAATTCTCGATTATCAAGAATTCAATGCCGACGGCGAAACATCTTTGTTCCTTACTAGAGCCAAATATGATCAAACTACTGGTATTTTCGTTACAGTTGATGGAATAGTTACCGATGTTGATTTTGTTAACAGCGTAGAATTTACAATAGAAAATAATTTCACAATGGCACAATTTGGAATACCGCCGGCTCAAGGAACAAGTATTAAGATTGTTTCTTTGGGAGCATCAACAGTTGATACCGATTCGAGCAATTTGCCTATTATAAGTGTTAATCGTCAGCAATTCGTCTTTGACGGAAGTACTCGTTCTTTTTCTATAGACGGATTCGTAACACTTACTAGAGGGTCTTCGAAGTCTAGCATACTAGTTTCTGTAAACGATAGCTTCTTGATCGGAGTGGACACAATATATACGGTCTACAACGGAAACAACAATGAAATTTTTATAGGACTAGATCCAGAAGAAGCTATCGGTAATATTACCCCTAGCAATATTTCAGTCTTCGTAAATAACGATCTTCAAAGATTTGTGATAGATTATGTCTTTGATGGAACTCAAAATTTAATCATTATTCCTAGAACTAATTTAGCCATTGGCGACGAAATAAAAATCGAAGTTGATCTTAGATCCGAATATACTATAATTGCTAATGACGTTTTAACAATATCTAATAGTGTTTCTTTGTCTGAAAATGACGTAATCGAAATTACCTGGTTTGGCGAATACCCAACTATGGATCTTATATCAGATGAATTTACCGGCGGAAAAGTTAACTATCAACTTAGCAGAACCCCATTAGAAATCGCATATGTTTGGGTATATTTAAACGGTGTAAGATTAACCCAAGATCAAGATTACGAAATATCGTTACCTAGAAATGTAGTGTATCTAAAAACAGAAACTACAGAAAATGATCTTATAAAGATAGTAAACTTCGGCTCGTCTTCTTATAATAGTCCAGTGGCATATGAGGTTTACAAGGATATGTTAAATTTTAACCATTTTAAAAGATACAGCAAAAATAAACAGATAAAGTTGGCCAGAACATTAAATTATTATGATACAGAAATTATAGTTACAGATGGATCGTTATTATTTCAACCATCTGCTAGCAGAAACTTAGCCGGAATGATTGAAATTAACAACGAAAGAATAGAATATCTGCAGAAAAATGGAAATATTTTATCCGGATTACGCAGAGGATCTCAGGGTTCGGCGATAGCCGAACTGCACGATGCGGACAGCTTCGTAGTAGATATCGGAGTTGAAGAAACTATTCCATATAATGAACAACAGTTTAGGAATGATTTTGTCAGCGACGGAAGTAGTTTACTCATAGGATCATTAGATTACATACCTACAAAGAGTGATAGAAATTTTTATAGAATAGTAAATGACCAAGGAGATCACATTAGTATTCCGGAGAATTATGGTTGCTGTGACGAAATAGAAGTATTTGTTGCCGGAAAAAGACTGAGAAAACAGTCAATTTCTATATATAATGAAGATCGAGGATCAATTAGTCCGGAAGCAGATATCATGCTAGAAGCTGAATTTAGTGTAGACGGATCCTCTCCACAAATACGACTCACTTCGCCGGTTCCGGCAGGAATTAGAATTACAGTAATTAAAAGAATTGGCAATATTTGGTATGAAAGAGGAGAGTCCTCGGCTTCGAAAGGTAAAACTTTCTTAGAAAACGATACACCTTATGTGAGATTTATAAATGAAAAATCCAGTGAATTACCCGAATAAATATACTGCAGAAGAGCAAATAGATAACTCGGAGAACAGTAAAAACATGCCTAACGAAAGAAGCGGATTTCATTTCGAAGGACACATAAAGATCTTTGATCCGGAAACCAAAGAAGTGTTTATAGACAAAAGAAATGCTATACACTACGAAAATATGAGTGTGGCCATGGTTAATGCACTGTCGAATCAAGGTCAAGGAACTATTTTCGAAATGGTGTTCGGCTCGGGTGGCACCGCCGTAGATCCAACAGGGTTGATAACATATCTCACACCAAACACTGTAGGAGTTAACAGCAGTCTGTATAATCAGACTTATTCTAAAGTAATCGATCAAAATTCGATATCTAATAGCGATCCCGTGAGGAATAAAATGCAGATAAGACACATAAGTGGCGCTACTTATAGTGACATAATTATATCTTGTATTTTAGATTACGGTGAGCCGGACGGTCAAGAAGCTTTTGATAATAGTCAGGATTTGAGCGGAAATTTTGTTTTTGATGAGCTAGGCTTGAAATCTTATAATCCTAATGGGACCGGAAAATTATTAACTCATGTAATATTTCACCCCGTTCAAAAATCATTGAACCGATTATTACAGGTCGATTATACGATTCGAATACAGAGTTTAACTGGCTTTAATGAGGTATAAAAATGCCATATATTGTTAATTTTACAGATAGAGAAAACAAAGTACCTATTACAGTATTTGATAATACTTCTAGTACAGATACCAGTTTAACTTTTCCTGGCAGAAATGTAACAGGATACGGACAGATTATTGCTGAAAATTTCCTAGCCCTGCTAGAAAATTTTTCTAGACCCACCGCGCCGATCAATCCAACAGAAGGGCAATTATGGTATGACAGTGCTGAGGGAGTTCTAAAAATATGGGATAATGTTCAATGGAAAGCAGCATCTAACATACAAAGAAGCCCTGTGGAACCAGGCACTGAATCTTCTAGACTCGGTGAACTTTGGGTAGATACTACTAACCAGCAGTTATATGTGTTTTCGGGAACTCGTTGGATCTTAGTAGGACCTAATTTTTCAACAGGACTAAGAAGCGGCCCCTTAGTAGAACAGATCGATGATTCAGACGGCCAGGCCAGAGTGATACTTTCTTTTTATGTAGAAGATGAACCGGTATTTATAATCAGCAAAGACAGTTTTACTCCTAAGATATCTATCGCGGGTTATACTGTAATAAGATCTGGCCTGAACATTACGAATTTGTTAATCGACGACAATGATCTCGAAACAAAACTTTGGGGTAGGACCGAAACTGCTGACGGATTAAATATCTCCGGAATTGCTGTTCCGGCCGGAAGATTTTTAAGATCCGACGTCATTAATACTACAGAATTCGGTATAAATGTTAGGAACAATTCAGGAATTACCATCGGCACAGACGGTAATTTTAGTCTAAGCACTTCGGCAACTGCGGCAAAAATTTACAATTCTACCGAAGGAAGCAGTTTAGACTTACAGATTAACAGAAGTGGAATTCCTGAGACTGTTTTAAGAATCATCGACAATAATGTTGGAATCAATGTTCCAGATCCCGATGAAGCTTTGGAAGTGTCTGGAAATATATTGACGGACGGAAGCCTTATCGTAACTAACTCTAATATTGCTACCAATCTAACAAATGGAACTATACGAACAGCAGGCGGAGTATCGATAGCAAAAAATCTCATAGTAGGAGATTCTCTTGATGTCTCGGGCACAGCTAACTTAATTACTACTCAGCCTAAAATCACTGACACGTATGAGTTAGGTACGATAACCAAAAGATGGAATACAGTAAGAACTAAAACGTTAATAGCTGATGTTATTGAAGGGACCTTAGATGGAGATATTGTTGGTAACGCTACCACGGCGACCAATCTTAGATTTGAAACAGAATTCAGGCTTGATGGTGATGTTACTTCACCAAATGTAAAATTTGACGGTCAAATTGGTGGTACCACAAAGGTTTTTAACACTACGTTGGATCCTAATCTCATACAGAGTAAGTTGTTTCCGATCCCTAATAAATCCGTTCCTAACGATACTGTTTTAGTTTTTAGATCGGGCACCGGGTTGATTAAAGAAACTAGAGATGTCTTCATCGCCGACCTTGGCGTGCCGATAGGTGCGATTATGTCTTACGCCGGTGCAAATGTCCCAGAGGGATATTTGTTATGCGATGGTAGCGAGGTTGAACAAGATAAGTTTCGCCAATTGTATGACATTATAGGTACGACATATAATGGTACACAACCACTTAATGGTTTTCGTACTTTTAGATTGCCGGATCTTAGAGGTAGATTTCCTCTAGGTAGAGATAATATGGACAACGGAATACAGGTTCCTAACACCACTGGAGGTTTTGCAGATGGAGGCGGAGGAAATATAGATAGGGTTCCAGGAACAGCGGCAGATAACTTAGCAGGGTTCGGTGGACAAAGTTCTAACACACTGATTATTGACAATTTACCCGATCATGAACATTCTATGAGAGGATCTACCGGACAACAATATTTCGCTACTAGAATCGATACTGCAGCGCCATTAGATTCTGGTGCTTTTAGCGAAAAAGGTCCAACTACTGCAGGTCAGAGTCAATATCTACCTAGTTCTGGCGGAATTAGAACTCCAGGAGCCTTAGGTCAACCATTTGCAGTAATGAACCCGTATCTGACTGTTAATTACATTATAAGGTCGGGACCTCCGCTATTCTAAGGATAAAAAATGGCCTATTCAATTAACAAAACTGATGGAACAATATTAGCAACTGTATCAGACGGACAAATAGATCAATTTTCTACTGATTTAACTTTAATAGGAAAAAATTATAGTGGGTTCGGTGAAGTCTTAAACGAAAATTTCATAAAACTTTTAGAAAATTTTGCGGAAATTTCTGCTCCCCTAAATCCTATTAGAGGACAGATTTGGTTTGATGCATCGGAACTAAAACTTAAAGTATATAACGGCACAGCATTTGTACCGGTGAGTTCTGCCACTATCTCTAGAAGTCAACCGACAACACTGGGTGTAGGAGATCTTTGGTTCGATGATTTAAACAAACAATTGTTTTTCTTTGATGGCACGAATACAATTCTACTAGGTCCCGATTATTCGGTTAGTCAAGGACTGAGCGGGTTAAGAGTAGCCAGTATATTAGATACTCTTAATCAAAATAGAGTTATTACGTATCTTTATACCAATGGGATATTATTAGGAATTTTCAGCAAAGATTCATTTACACCTAAACTGCCTATCACGGGATTTTCAGGATCCTTAGAACCCGGATTCAATGCAGGCACACTAGCAGGAATAAAATTTCGTGTTACCTGCACAAATTCAGACAGATTAGGCGACCAACCAGCAAGTGTTTATGTTAGGAATGATACATCTAATATTATTAATGGTCAATTAATCATTGCTTCTAATCTAGGATTAATAGTCGGTGACGCCAGTCAGGCTCAACTATTAGTAAACAATGGTAATGTATTACTAGCTAACATAGCATCTGATAAAAATATGAATTTCTTGGTCAGAAAGGGAATTGTTGCCGAAACAGCCATTGCTATAAGCTCGGGCGATCGAAAAATAAATTTATATTCTGGATTCACCGATAGCGAAGTTACCACAGGTGGCGATTTAACAGTAAATGGTGATGTAACAATTAGAGGTAATTTGGTTATTAATGATGGAGATGTTTCTATAATCAAAACATCAGATCTCTTAGTTGAAAATAAAAACATTATATTAGCCGATACAGGAGATAGTACATCTACGGACGCCTATGCAGATGGCGGTGGTATTATATTAAGGGGAGCCACCGATCACGAATGGCTTTGGGATAGAGCTCGAACTAGCTGGTCTTCTACCGAACATATTAATTTAGTTGATGGAAAAGAATATAAGATTGACGATATAACAGTTATATCAAAAACATCATTAGGTCCATCTATAACAAGTATTCCGGGTGTTACAAACTTTGGTGTATTAACATCCTTGAATATAGGTCCGATCGTAGCGCCGGCAACTACACCTACTCCTTACCTGCGTCTACAAGATAATAGAATATCTACATTACAGACTAATCAAGATTTAGAATTATCACCGTCCGGTACCGGAAATGTAGTATTGTTAGGCACCCCAAAAATTCAAGGGGTGACCACAACCAATCAGGCAGCAGTAGTACAAGTTTCCGAATCAAGCACACTTTTATCATCCTTAGAAAAATCAGAAGCCACGAATAAAGAATATGTTACAAATTTTGTAAGGACTCGCTCAATAGTTCTAAGTCTTGATATTTCAGACGGTATTTCTAACAGTGGAATCGCAGCCCTGCTCACGCAGATAGCACCGATAAATGAATATGAAAATGGAACCATTGCACGAATATTATGTAGTTTTTTATCAGCGACATCGACAACATTAAATATTAATTCTTTAGTATCTACAACAACAGCTACCTTTGTCACTCCAGCTGGAACTGCTCCTGCGGTAATAGAACCGGTAGCATTTTCATCAGCAACTATTCCAGCCCCTACAATAACACCAAGTAGAATTGTAAAAACATTCCGTCTGCAATCGGGTGCATGGACATTTCTATCATAATGGAGCGATAAATGGCGTATATAATTAATAGATTTAGCGGATTACAGTTAACGGTATTAGAAGATGGAACTATCGATGTTTCGACTAGTCTGGGCTTAGTTGGAAGAAATTATACAGGGTATGGCGAAATACAAAATGAAAATTTTGTATACCTATTAGAAAATTTTTCTAACGTTAGTCCGCCTGCACGCCCTCTTTCGGGTCAAACTTGGTTTAATAATTCAAATTCTACCTTAAATGTTTATGATGGTGATAGTTGGAAAGCAGTCGGATCTGCAGTCGTTTCTGAATCACAGCCAGCCGGTAATGAAGGAGCTCTATGGATAGATTCGAAGACGAATCAACTGTATACCTATAATAACAATTGGATATTAGTTGGCCCCGAGGCGGTAGAAAATTTTGGTGTAACTAAGGTACGAGCTAGATCTATAAGAGACGTATTAGGGACAAGACACGCAATTTTAGAAATGGTCAATGATAATAAAACTATTTGTGTGGCTAGCTCGGATGAATTTTCTATCAATGTTTTAGATTTTATAGACGGATTTTCTAATCTAAAGCCAGGAATTAATTTAAACTCCAGCACTTTATCAGGTAATAAAATATATTACTATACTGGAGACGTTATCGGTAATTCTGAATCAGCTTCTCGGTTAGCGAATCCTCGAAAAATAAATGGTATTAACTTTGACGGCCAATCCGATATAACAATAACTTCGAATACAGGTTCAACATTATCGAGAGGAACATATCTTATAGGCAACAATTTTAACGGTTCTGTAGCTACTACATGGGCTGTAGATGCCACACCGGCTAATACTATAGGAAAAGTTGTAGCCAGAGATAGTGCCGGCAATTTTAATGCCGGGACTATCACTGCCGACCTTATCGGTAATGTTACTGGAAATGTTACTGCTGTTGTTGGAACAAGTTCGTTCGATATCATTTCAGCTAATCGAGTTATCGGGGCAACTTTTACAGGTAATGCTTTTACAACTACCAAACTTGAAACCGCAAGAACGATCAATGGTGTAAGTTTCGACGGTACCGCCAATATTACTGTTACGGCTGCAGCAAATACATTAACCGACACGGTATTAGCGGCCAATGTAGTTAACAGCAGTCTTGTTAGTTTAGGATTTTTAAATAATCTAGCAGTTAGAGATACTGGTATTACATTAGGCAATAACTCTGTATTAAAAATATTTGCAAATCCTTCTTCTGAAGATCCTGTGCTATATTCGCAGGTTTCCGGAAAATCAATTTATATGCAGGTTCAAGATTCTGCTTATCCGGGATCTACTGCAAAAATTTCTTTGTCACCGAGCGATGTATCATTATCTTTAGGAGGTAGCAATACGCCTTCTCTTATGCCATCGAGAGATGTAGATATTAATTTAGGGCATGTAAATTATCGATGGAAAAATACCTATTCCGAATTTTTCATAGGCCTTGCGACTACAGCGCAGTATGCAGATTTAGCAGAAAACTATCTTGCTGACGATAATTACGAACCGGGAACTGTAGTACAATTTGGTGGAGAATACGAAATAACAATTGCTGCCAGTGAAACTACGGCAGTTGCAGGTGTTGTATCTCAAAATCCTGCATATCTAATGAATAGTAAATTAACAGGAAAATATGTAGCTGCGATTGCTCTACAAGGAAGAGTTTATTGTAAAGTTATAGGCAGTGTTAAAAAAGGAGACATGTTGATTTCGGCTGGAAACGGGCTCGCAAAGGCCGAGGCAACTCCTAAATTAGGTACTGTTATAGGTAAATCTTTGGTGGATTTCGAGGGTGAAACCGGAGTAATTGAAGTGGTTGTAGGCAGACTTTAAAAATACAGTACTGATAAATATAAAATAAAGATTGGAGCTTATCAATGGCGTATCAAGTAGACAAATTTAATGGCACATTTTTAATATCAGTTGAAGATGGAACCATTGATACGACTACCGATTTAAGATTTGTAGGTAAAAATTATGCAGGATATGGAGAAGTACAGAATGAAAATTTTCTCCATTTATTAGAAAATTTTGCCAATACCACAGCTCCCCCTAAGGTGGTTACCGGACAAATTTGGTTTGATTCAGCCACTAAAAAATTAAAATTTTATGACGGGTCTAAATTTAGAATAGCTAGTGGTGCAGAAGCTAGCCAAACTGCACCTAGTGGACTTACTCCTGGAGATTTTTGGTTTGACACAGCCGGTCAACAGCTATATGCTTTTAACGGTACTGAATTTGTATTAATTGGACCTGAGAGCGCCCCTGATATAGGAACTTCGGCGCTGATTCCACAAGTAGTGAGAGATAATGCCGGCGGTACTCATAGCATAGCTAAATTGTTAGCCGGCGGCGAAACAATGCTGGTAATCAGCAAAGATGCGTTTACGTTAGGAAATGAGAATCCTATAACTGGATTTTCTGTAATCAAAAAAGGCATAACTTTAGTTAACACTAATGGTATTACAGGTATAACTTCTACTGATCATTATTTCTGGGGAACAGCAGCAAACGCTTTGAAATTAGGAAGTTTTGTCGCTGAAGATTTCGTTAGACTTTCTAGTCCTGCATTGCCTTCTGGTGCTGAATTTGATGATCAAGGGTTTTTCTTAGGTGATCAAAAAGATATTAAATTTTCGGTAGAGAATGGTGACGAACCTTCGATTGAAAATCAATTAGGTCAAACAATTAGAATTAAAATTAGAGTTAGCTCAGGAGATCGTCGAGACGTTGCTATCTTTGATAGAGATGCAATATTTCCAGGTACGAATAATTTATATACTTTAGGAAAATCCACCAGTAGATGGAATAATGTATATTCTACGTTGTTTACTGGAAATTTATCCGGCAATGTCACTGGCAACATAACTGGCAATGTCACGGGTAATATAATTGCTACAGATCTTTCAACAATCATTAATGCTACTACAAAAACAGTGACCGCAGCATTTGTTGGGCAGTTGACCGGTAATGTAATTGGTGATGTAGTTGGAACTGCTAACAATGCCTTGACATTAAACGGACTCCCCTTCGCTGTTGCCGCCACAGCATCTACTATAGCGGCCAGAGATAATAGTGGAAATCTAACAGCGAATCAGTTTATAGGTACAGCAAACAGGGCAGATAGGTTAAAGATAGATAATGCAGCAGTTGACAGTGATCTTAATTATAGATCAGCAAAAACAACAGCTACCGCGAATACTATTGCAGCAAGAGATTCTAGCGGTAATTTAGTAGCGGTATTATTTGATGGAACAGCTACGGCTGCTCGATATGCCGATCTAGCAGAAAAATATTTATGTGATAAAGAATACACACCCGGAACTGTGGTTATTGTAGGTGGCGATGCTGAAGTTACAGCTTCTATTTCAGGAAAACGTGCAATCGGTGTGGTAAGTACCAATCCAGCATTTATGATGAACAAAGATCTGGAAGGTGGAACATATATAGCATTAAAAGGACGTGTACCAGTTAAAGTGATTGGAAAAGTTTGTAAGGGAGACAACCTTATAGCGGCCGATAACGGTCACGCTATGAAATCTGTATATCATTCTTCCGAAGTATTTGCCATTGCGTTGGAAGATAATGATAGTATTGATGAAAAAATAATCGAAGCAATAATAATTTGAGGATAAAAAATGGCTAACAGTGTCGGCGGAATAATCGAAGATGTTGATTATAACAGTATTAGAAATAAAATTATTGCAGTATTAGGAACAGGTACAGGCAATACTGGTTATGGTCAAACTGCTCGAATACAGAGTTCGGCCGTAGCTGACGGAAATACCATTACAGCAGCGCAGTGGTCGAATCTTCGATTCGATATTTTTAACTGTCTGGTCCATCAGAACGGAACTACCCCAACCATTGTTCAGAAAGCTGTAGGAGATGTGGTACAGTACGGGGCCGGACAGCCTAATAATGCCTATGATACTCTAGCAGATACTATAACAACAAATAGATTTACCTTGGGGACAGGGCGGTTTGTTACTGAAAATTTAGCATCAGCCACTTCAGGAGATGTTACCTGGTTAAGTCAAATTTATGCAGATATTACCTATACATTTAGTACGGCAGAAACGGCAAGATTTTTCTTTAACAGTGGAGGTCAGTTAAGAGTAACATCCAGTTTTGTTAAAAGCGTTACTAAAGACCAGACTACTTCATGGGAAAATCTTATAAGTTCAGCCGGCCAACAAGGCTTTGGCGGCCAAGTACCCAGTACTGGATTTAGTCCGCTAAATGGAACTAACTTTTTCAGGTTGACGAATACCTTCCAAACGTATTATACCGCCACTGCTAGCGGCCCTTATTCTAGCAATACATATAGATTGCAGGCTAGATCAAATGTGGCCGATAATTCTTCCGGAACTGCTAATCAAGTTTTTATTAGAGTTCTTTTAAATGATCCTTATGTTGATCCTCCAGTAGGTGTTCCTCCTGCCTCTACTGCACCAGTTCCTCCAGAAGACTCTGTTAGCGGAACGTTAACAGTTACTACAGATATGATCCGTGCCAGTGGAGTTATGCAACCGGCACCGACCACCGGTAATTTTACTACCAGCGGTCCAAATCCCACTGGTGGTGGAACCACGTCAATCGGTTCATTCATTTATTCATAATTTTTTGTCCATATTTTTCTCCTGGTAAATAAACTGTACAGTTTACTACGGAGGAAATATGGACGAGCGTCTTAAAAATGCTTTGGATTTTTCTAACTACAGACAGACACTTGCAGTGCAACGTCGATCATTGAATGAAAAAATGCAGGCAAAATTGACCTATGGTCACAATGGCGGTATTTTTAAAATCGATAGATCTTTGCTGACTTTCGTATGGTCATTGTGTGCTGGACGCAGAACAGCAGATATCGTTTTATTAGATCAAAACGATAATCCTATATTAAT